ATGATTTCTTTGTAAATTCTTTTTCACTTCTAAGCCTATCCAATTGCTTAGTCTTGTAAACTTTGTTTTTGTACCTTTTAAGGGCTCTTTCTATATTTTCTTTTTTTCCAACTTTGATTATTAACATATACTGTCTATTATAAATAAATATATTGTAATAGTCAATATTTTGACATCCACCCTTTTTATGGTTATATTTTTGGTGTAAATAAACATTAGAATTATGAAATTATATGAAAAAAGGAAAAACGTCCCAATTACAGGGATACGAACATGCAAAATGCAGTTATGGAACAGTTGATGCAAAAAAATTAAAATCAGTATATGTTCTAATACAGAGTTGGGTTGAACCTACAGTAAATGTAAGTAATTGGTCAAGAACAACAGGTATGTTAGAAAGAAATATAAAACATCACTTATTAGAGGTAGTGGACCCTATAATATTTGAAAAACATAATATTGTAGATTTAGATTTAAGGAGTAGTGGAATTCAATTAGGTAAAAGAAGTTTTATGAATTTAGAGGTAACATTATTTGTAAAAGAACAAATAGACTTTAAATCATTGATACTTAGAGACAGAATAAGACAAATAGTTAATACATTATATGGTTATCCATTAATGAAATCAAAATATTTTATACTACACAAAACTAAAAAACAGTCTGTTTAATCTATTTATAGTTAAAACAACTAAATGAAAGTCGTAATTAATGAAAGTCAATTATTAAGATTATTTGAAGCAAATACACTTGTAGATAATCTTAATAATCTTATAGACCCTAAAAAATTTATATATGAATTTGGTTATGGGGATACTTTTATTTTACCAAGTAGTGTTATGATAGAAGGTGATATTCAAGACGAAGATATAAGTGTTCGGGTTGAAATTGGTAAAGTAATTTATAAAGGACAGGACGTTACTGACTTCTCGAATAACTATGTTTTTTTCTCAGGAGAAGGTGACGATTCTGTTTTAACGACAGAATATAAGATATTTGTTAGTGACAAAATAAATCAATTATTAAGAGTAACTCCAATTAGAATAAGTGAATGGGACGTTTTTATCTCGATGGAATACTAAACGTAGCATATTTATAAAATAAAAGATATGAAAATATTAGGACCAAATGATACGGGTAAAGGGATTTTAATTGAGTGGGATGCCGGTTTTATAAACCCAAACGATAAACGTAACGCCGATATAATAAAAGAATCATATGGTCAATTAGACCATTCTAAACCTTTTGAGTTTTACGCAGTATTACAAAAATACGACACACCAAATAGAAATGGTAGAATATATCCTGAACCAATATTAAGAAGAGAAGGTGAAAAATATCAAGAAGCAATAAAGAAAGGATTATCAATATCAGAACTTAATCACCCTGAATCATCACTTATCGATTTAGACCGTGTATCACACTTAATAACTGATATGTGGTGGGAAGGTAATGTTTTAATGGGTAAAATAAAATTATTAACATCACCAGGTTTTCATAAAACAGGTGTCGTATCATGTCCAGGAGACCAAGCGGCTAACCTTATGAGACAAGGAGTTACTATGGGAGTATCATCTCGTGGTGTAGGTTCTTTAGTTAAAAAAGGTGAAAGAAATGAGGTACAGGATGATTTCGAATTAATTTGTTTTGATTTAGTATCCTCACCATCAACACCAGGAGCTTACTTATTCCTTAATCAAGATGATAGAATGAAGTATGATGAGAACATTGAAGAAGAGACAAAACAAAGAAGTGCAAACGGTGAACCTGAAAAAGGTTTAGACAAATCACTTGACTTAATGAAAAAATTAACCGATTATTTAGGATATTAATTAAAACTAAGAAAAAAAAATAAAATGGAAGAAAAGTATTTTGTAGCAAAAATTCAGTATGATATGCCAGACGAGCATTCAGGTAAGATTAAAAAAATCAGAGAAGAAAAATTAGTTAAGGGTTTTAACGTGACAGATGTTGAGGCTAAAGTCACTAAAGCCTTTGAAGGATTTACTCACGATTGGAGAATATCTGCATGTGTCGAAAGTAAAATTGATGAAGTAATCGAGTAATACTTCACATACATATTATAAAATTAAAATCGGGTAAACCCCGATTTTTTTTTGCCTATTGTTTTATAAAGTGATTTTTTTTTAATTCGTGTATATTTATTATAAAAACTATAAATAAACATTTTGCAAAAAAATAACTAAAATGGCACAAAAAAAACAAAACTTAGTTGAAGAAGCGCTACTACAAATGAAAAATTTGGAGGAAGCCGTTACGGAGAATGCAAAAGGAATACTTGCTTCTACTATGAAGGAAGAAATCAGTGAATTAGTAAAAGAATCTCTAAATGAAGAAGAGATTGAAGACGAAGTGTCTGTTGAAGCAATGGAAGGTGAAAAAATGGAAGAAGGTGACGATATGGAGAAATCTGTAAAGCACGAAACAAAAGAACAAGACGAACTTGACATTGAAGACGACATGGAACTAGATGTTGACATGGACATTGAAGACGAATCCGATGAGGATGAGGATGATATGGAAATTGATACTGATGATATGCTTATGATGGATTTACCAGGTGATGATTTAGAAGTTGACGATGAAGAAGAAATTCTTTTACCGCTTGACTTAACAGGTGCATCTGACGAAGAAATCCTTAAGGTCTTTAAAGCTATGGGTGAAGAAGACGGAATCGTTGTTACACAAGACGGTGACGAAATCACACTTAAAGATGAAGAGGCTGATGTTGAATATCAAATTCAAATGGAGGAGTTCGGAGGTAAAAAAGGTGACGACTCTAAATCACATAAGGATTATGAAGAATCAAATGAAGAATACGGAGGTAAGAAAGGAGACGACTCAAAATCTCACAAAGATTATGAGGAATCAAATGAAGAATACGGAGGTAAGAAAGGTGATGATTCAAAATCTCACAAGGATTATGAAGAATCTAACGAAGGAGACGAAGTGGTTTATGAAATTGAACTCGGAGAGGATGACGGAAACTATTATGGTGACGCGGCTGAAGACGACTACTCACAAATTGAGAAGTTGAAGAAAGATGCACACCACGATGCTGAAGAACATCACAAAGAGGAACATTACGAAGAGTATGGTGGTAAAAAAGGAGACGATTCAAAATCTCACAAGGATTATGAAGAGTCTAATGAAGAGTTCGGAGGTAAAAAAGGTGATGATTCAAAATCACACAAAGATTACGAAGAGGCTAAAGAAGGTATGGTGAGAAGTCACGCTGCTGGACAGAAAGCGTCTTCTGATAAATCTAAAGGACTTCCAAAACCACATTCTATTCCTAATAGAGCAAGGTATAATGAATCACTTGAGAAAGAAGTAAAACAATTAAGAGAAAAAAATGAAGAGTACCGTAAGGCACTTAACATCTTTAAAGAAAAACTTAATGAAGTTGCTGTTTTCAATTCAAATCTAGCATACGCTACTCGACTGTTTACTGAGCATTCGACAACAAAACAAGAAAAAATAAACATTTTAAGACGTTTTGATTCTGCTGAAACAATCAAAGAATCGAAAAGTCTTTACAAGACTGTAAAAGAAGATTTAGACTCGAAAGGAAGTTCTGCAGTTGTAACTGAATCAGTTGCATCTAAAGTACAGAAATCACCATCTAAAGGTTCTGCTACAAATCTTATCGAAAGTAAAACCTACGAAAATCCTCAGTTCATGAGAATGAAGGATTTAATGGGTAAACTTCAAAAATAAAATTTAAAAAAAACAAATACTAAAATGGGAGCATTATTAGAATCAGGTCTTGTTGGTAATATTGGGTTAAAACACCTTAAAGTTATCAAAGAAGACACAATCAACAAATGGGACAAATTAGGATTCCTAGAGGGTCTTAAAGGTCACGTAAAAGAGAACATGGCACAATTATATGAAAACCAAGCGTCTCACTTAATTAACGAAGCATCTGCTTCAGATAACTCAGGTTCATTTGAAACAGTAGTCTTCCCTATCATTAGAAGAGTATTCTCTAAATTATTAGCTAATGATATCGTTTCAGTACAAGCGATGAACTTACCAATCGGTAAATTATTCTACTTTGTACCTAAAATTCAAAACAGACAACAAGATGCTTTGAATAATCACTGGGCACCGTTTGGAGCACCTAACACATCAGGTCAAACTCTTAACGATGGTTATGGTTCAGGTAAAAACCTTTATGATAGATTCTACGAAGGTGAAGTACCTAACTCAGACCCAGCAGGTTTATTCGATTACTCTAAAGGAGCATACTCGGCAGTTACTGCGGCTTTAACAAACGTAGTATGGAGTGGTTCTGCTTTATCAACAGTTGGTACAGCTTACTCTGCAGGTAACGTAAGACAAGTACTTGTTGCTTTATCAGGTTTCTCATCTGCAGGTCAAGGTAAATTAATCGGACCTAACGGTAACGAACAAGATACTGAAGAGTTCTTATCATCGTTAGTTGTATCTAGTGGTGGTACTTACTACAACTTTAACGTTGTTACTCAGAAGTACGGTAAAGGTATCGTACAGTACGGTTATGAGCAGTCTACAACTTTCCCAGGTGGAAGATATGACGACATCTGTACTGCAGACGGTGTAATCTACTTAGCTATTGACACTTCAACTCCAGCAGTTGCAGGTGCATCATTAGACGGTTACACAGGTACAACATTCGGAGCTAATCCAGCATTTAACGCGACATATAGAATATATAAAGATTTAGAATTCGAAGACCAAATTGGTGAAGTTTCTTTCGACCTTGATGCAGTTACTGTATCGGTTACAGAAAGAAAATTAAGAGCTCAGTGGTCTCCAGAATTAGCACAAGACGTTTCGGCGTTCCACAACATTGATGCTGAAGCTGAATTAACAGCTTTATTATCAGAGCAAGTGGCGGCTGAAATTGACCGTGAAATCTTAAGAGACTTGAGAAAAGGTGCGGCTTGGACATTACGTTGGGATTACAACGGATGGAAGAGAGTGTCTAATGGTTCAGTTAACTATAACCAAAAAGACTGGAACCAAACGTTAATCACTGCGATTAACCAAATCTCAGCTCAAATCCACAAATCAACATTAAGAGGTGGAGCTAACTGGATTGTAGTTTCTTCGGAAATTTCAGCAATCTTTGATGACTTGGAGTACTTCCACGTTTCAAATGCGGCTCCTGACCAAGACCAATACAATATGGGTATTGAGAGAGTAGGTACATTATCTGGTAGATACCAAGTATATAGAGACCCTTACTTCCCACCTAACACTGTATTGATGGGACACAAAGGTTCTTCTTTATTGGATACAGGGTACGTTTACGCACCGTATGTACCATTACAGTTGACACCTACAATGTATAACCCATTCAACTTCACACCTATCAAGGGTATCATGACTAGATACGCTAAGAAGATGGTTAATAACCGTTTCTATGGTAGAATCGTTGTTGATGGTGTTAGAACGTTCGACTTGAACTCTTTAAGATAATATATCTTAATATGAATATAAAAGGGGACCTTATTGGTCCCCTTTTTTATTGGTATACTTTCTACGACAATGAGGTGAGTCTTCACCAAAATACAAACATCTTAAAATCTCATTCTCAACTCTTAGAGGTTGAAATTCATCAGCATCATTTGGTCTATGACCTTTATTACGTGCCTTTATCATAATCATTTCATTTTCCACAATTTTAGTACTCATTTCACTTTTAGTCATAATCTATTTTTTTGTTGCATAAAAAAAGGGACAATGTCCCTTTTTAATAAATTAATTTAAGCTTTATGAACTTCAGGTTCAGGAACAGAATTATCTTTTTCCTCAGGTGGAGTAGTTAAAACTCTAATTGCTCTTGAAATCACTTCAGACTCTTCAATACT